ATCCCAGTTGTTACGCATGATCTCATCCCAGAGCATAGAGGCATCTATCTCACCATGATTCTGGTTCTTAAACCGGAGCATGAAAGGTTTGTTCTTGGATACAGCATCCATAAACTCATCTGTCACACCCACAGAAATATTAAAATTGGTTAGCTGGTTGTCGTTCTTCTTGGCTCGTATGAACTCCTCTATGTCAGGATGATCCACACGCAGAACTCCCATCATTGCCCCTCTTCTGTGTCCCGCCGAAAGAATTGTGCGACATACTGCATCATATATGTGCATGAATGATACAGGACCGCTGGCAGAGCTATCAAGAGACACAATCCTATCACCACAAGGGCGAATACGACTGAAATCATAGCCAATCCCCCCTCCTCTACGCATTGTTTCAGCAGCTTCAGAGGCTCGTTGCATAATCGAATCCATAGAGTCTTCAATGAGGCCACTAACAAAGCAATTATACGCCGTAACATTCCTTGGCGATCCCATAGCCGCCTGTACTCTACCCGCCGCCATAAACCTTTGATCCAAGATAATATCTTTGTACTGTTTTCTGTGTTCATCACTATCTCCCATTGCTGCTGCCTCTCTAGCCTTGGATTCTTCAAAGCTTTCGTTAGGCAATCTATATTTCATTGCATGTAATGATTCGCACACAGGTATTTTAGGCCCATAACTGGTCATCATTAAACAATTCCTTTTTTGTTTGAAAGATTAAAGATTAATTGAGAGTCTTTGTCACCATATTCTAATTGAAGAATTAACTCTGCATAATGTATAACTTTTTCTATATCTTTTCTTCCATCTCCTTTGGTTCTATGTCTGGTAATATATTTAATAACATTACCTTCAAAATAATTTAAATCATTGGCATGAATGTATTCTACTGGCTGGATACCACAGCTTTTATAATGTGACCCACCAACTTGCTTGGTTAAAGGATCAGTAGATAAGTGAACTGAGCTTTCTTCTGACATCTTCAGTATCTCCTTTATTAATTACATTATATGCGAATGTTCTAACTTTTTTAGGTTCTAACCCAGCATAATAGCATATAGTTTCAAAATCTTCACAAGTAACTCCAACCGAAGTAAAGAACCACGCACAAGCTCTATCTCTGTTTAATATAATTTCATTATCTTCATCTGCAAGTTTAGGTTTGGTAGCATCTAGCAGTGCCTGGATAACCACAGCAATATAAAGACTTTGTGGTGGGTTATTGGAAGTTAAGTCATATAGAGGTTCAACAGAAGTCTCAAACATCATGGCATTGAACCGGCCTGTAAAATTTACCGCCCACATAATTGTTATAGAATGCAGGTTCATCTGTGTCTTCCAAGAGAGAGGTCAATACATTATATTTCATTTGATAACAGCATTCGTAATATCTTAGACTCCGTTTGTTTTTAAATTCTGCTATGATCTTAAATGTGAAACTGCTTTTGCCAAGCTTTTTGATATCTTCCAGCAGATGTTTAGAAGATCCCATATAAAGCTTCCAGTTGGATTCAGTTTTTTTAGTTTTGCCTTTGTATTTTTTATAGTTATGGTATTGCTTACAGCCAATGTAAGCTTTACCTGTTTTCTTATTAGTTATGATATAGACAAATCCAAATTGATTTAGATCAGGCTTACCGGCATACTTCCAATGCATTACCAATCCATTATTTCAGGGACATCGGGTTCTTTTCCAACCTGGACTAAGTACCTTCTGCCCTGTGCATATTTAAATACCCGGATGCCTTTTCCTTGGTTGGCGTCTGACCAGCATTCTTTTTTATGACTGCAATAAACACAGCCAAAAGGAAGTTTTAAATTACCGGACTTCCCATCTGGTGTGGGTTCGTAACACTTATTAGGAACATGCTTGGTAGCTACCATCTTTTTAAGAAATTGGACTCTTGTCTTGGCGTTGATCATCTCCATTCCATGAACAGGTGCCAGACAAATCTCACCAGTAGATTTATCTATGACAAGAAAGGCTCCCTCTTTAACATTATTTGCATGAGCATACGCTGAAATCTGTGCGATATACCCAAAGGGGTCATCTTCCAATAGATTATTATTCTTAAACTTCTGAAAGCTAGGGCCAGATGCACTCTTGCAGTCAACAAGAATACCATCAATCATTGAATCCTGATGCCCAACCACACCCTCAACGACCACTCTCTTTTGCTGGTCTGTTACTTTATGCCCTGCTATGGAAGACAACACCAGAAGAAGTTCTTCAAGAATATAACCATACAAAAACTTAATCTTTGTACTGCCATTTAATGGAGCAACATCTTTTTTGGTATTAATATCATACCATAGTTGTCTATCTGGTTTTCCTATTTGGGAAAGTCTTAGTTTTCCAGATGCTCTTGGTTCTTCACACAAAAATTCTTTAAGGTGAATCTTCAGCATTTCACCAAAAGTATCTATATGTTTATCAACCTCTTTCTCTTCCATAGTAACAGGACCAGGAGAGAACAGATCATAAATATCATCTACAAGTGTGTTTATTTTTTTCATAATATAAAAAATGGAGGGACGTTTTACTGCCCCTCCAAGTCCTCAGTTGAACAAAGGATTAACCAAAGGGTATTTCTTCATCACTGACATAGCCACCCTTTACTACATCAAAGTCTCCTACACCGCTACCGGCGTATTCGATTAAGTCTACTACTTGCACCGCAGCTAAGTCAGCAGATACGCCTGTCTTACCCGCATAATCCCACTCAAAAGGCACAGCTTTAACATTCACTACACTGCCGTTTCCAATGAGCTTGTCATTCCACAGATTATTCTGTGAATCTTTAACAATAGGAGGTCTACGAGAAGTGCCATCCTTACGCATTACTTTGCGTTTAATGGTTACAAAGTCATTACGGTCATCGCCTTTATTATTGATAGGTAGCCCAGCATCCTCAATGGTGGGACGATTATCATCATCTACCTCAATCTGGATAGACCAGACAGGATCGAACTTCGTATTGGGTTCAATAATACAAGCATAGTGGCACTTACCAGTAAGAAAAATAGGATCGTTCATTTCTTTTGTCTCCTTTTAAAAGTTACGCTGTTGTAACGTGAAAATTAATATTAAGATCTTTTCAATTTACCTCCTTTTGTTGTTATTATAAAAGTATAGCACATAATAATTAGTATGTCAAGTATTAATTTAATTAATGTGTCTCTGCCCATGTCTGTCCTGACTTATGTTCACAATCAAGAGGACATTTCATATTAAGAGATTCAGTTGTTTCCTCCATAGCTTTCTTTGCTACCATTCCCATAGCATCTCTGTCTTTTCGGGCTACCTCAAACTGGTACTCATCATGGATGGAAGCAACAAGTTTGGCATCCAGCCCTCTCCTTCTGATAAGTATATCCATATGGACAAGCCATTCTTTGCAGATAATTGCACCGGCTCCTTGTAGAAGAGTATTAAGACTTGTATGGGCTGATCTGATATGCAATCGTCTGCCATCTAACGCTGGAATAGTTTTCTCTTGTGCCGCCTCTTGGATATTTGTTCTCAATCTTTTAAGTGCAGGAAGATGTTGAAGGAATCTATCAATAAGAACCTGACCTTGGCTGGCTTTGCCACCAACAATCTTTCCTATCTTAGCAGCACCTGCTCCATACAGGAAAGCATAGATGAATGTCTTTGCCTGATCTCTATTAGCCAAACCAGCAGCTTTCATATTAGCTGTGTGTACATCTCCATTAAGAACTTCATAGGTAAACTTTTCATCTTTCATATAATGAGCCAGACACCTTACCTCTAATCCTGATGCATCTGTTCCCATAAGTACATGAGTATTAGGATTTGATACTGTCCATAATCCTCTGCATTCCTTGCCATAAGGACTGTATATGGCTGGCACTTGAGCCATGTTAGGGCTGTTATGTGCCATCCTGCCTGTTATGGTGCGTAAAGTAAGCACCTTCCCTCGCACCCTATTGTCTTCCTGACACCCCTGTATCCATGCTTTGAGAAGTCCTGTTCGTTTCTGAAGAAGAAAGTATCTACTGAACATCTGTGCTTCCGGC